AGGCCGGCGGCCAGTCCGGCGATACCTTTTTTCAGGCCATCCACGGCGGACTGCATTTTGTTGACGGCGCTGCTGACAACGCCCTGCGCCGTGTTCATGTCCGCGCGCAGGCGTGCCACGTCGGCGGCCATGTCGATCAGCAGTGATCCAACTTTCATAGCAGCTTGCTCAATCCTGCAGACAATTTTTCGGCTACGACGTCATCGTCATAGAGTTCGTCGGAATCACCGAAGGGCGGGAAGTCGTCGGGGCTGGAATAGGCAGCGCAGTAGGCGCGGGAGGCGCGCTGCAGCACCTGGAATTCCCACGGCTGCAGATCGATGGCGGCGCCTTGTGCCCAGGCTTGAAGCTCGGCAGCGGTCAAGGCAATCGGCCCCATGCCGCCCGACTGGGCAGGGCCGGCAAGGCACAGCCAGTCAAACAGGTACGGGCAGCGCTGATCGGGCATGGGGACGTCGCCCCCGTTGTCGCGCGCGATTTCAAGCTGGGACTTGTCGCCCCGCTTGCCGTCCGGGCCTTCAGGCACGGAGTGAGCCCAACCGAGTTGCCGCGCGGCCAGCATCAGCTCGCCTTCGATTTCCCGAAGAAGTTTCCCTGCTCTCCCAGGTACGCGCGGACTTGATCGCCGATGTACATCAGGCCGCGCTCACGGTACATGGCATCGGCGCCGCCGGGATACGGGAAGTTCTCGACGCTTTGCGTGACGCTGACCAGAAATCGAGCGTCAATCTCGGCAGATTCCTCGGCTTCGTTCGCGCTCTTTTTGCCGCCCAGCAGCTTGTCGCGCGCGGCGCGTTGCATGGCGGCTTGCGCACGGGCGTATTCGGCAGACGCCGGGGCGTAGACGTTGACGGCGACGCGCTTGCCGTTGAACAGCATGGGGTCGCCGTTGGGCAGGTTGATTTCAACGCGGCCCGTTGGCGACAGCAGATACTGCGAGAAATCAATGACGGGATCGGTGGTGTTTTCTTTGGACATATCGGTCTTCGCGGGTGGATTGAAAAAACGCCCGTACCCAGCCCGCCCGCACCCGCGAAGGTGCGAAGCGAGCCGGGCCGGTGCTCGGGGGTTAAACGGAGGGCTCGACCTTGACGGCGGCAAGCTCGGTGCCGCTGGCAAAGAACGGGTTCAGCTCGATGCCAATCGAAGCGGCGACCATGTCATTCGGGCCGCCGATCTTCTTGCTGAAGCTGACAACTTGGCCGCGCACGTAGTACGTGAGGCCGTTCTTGAATGCGATCTTGAAGTTGTGATCGGCGTCGGAGTCCAGTGCGGTTTCACAAGCTGCCTGCCCGAGATCGGTCTTGATGTCCACGTCAAGATTGAGTTGCCCGGCGTTGAACGTGCCCTTGCGCTTTTCGTCGCCGCGCTGGGACAGGTAGTTGTTGGTGATGAGCTGGAAGGTTTTTCCGAACTCGCCGGCGTTCTTGATCTTGCCGATGGGCACCCACACCAGCGCGGCGAAGCCGGTGGCGTCGAAGGTGGCGGGGTCGCCGCCCACGATCGAAATCGTGGTGCCGGCAGCGCTGGTGGTTTCGTAGGGAGCGGTGGCCATGGTGGGCTTTCCTTTCAGGGACAAAAAAAGCCCGGCGAGCGGGCGTTAAAAAGCCGCCTCGTTCTCACGGGGCGGCTTGCTGGGGGGCGCTTGCTGGGCGCTATTCGTAGAGCACGATGTAGTCGGCGTGCCATGTCCAAGTGACCGCGCCGGCGTCGTCGGTGCTGGTGTCTTCGGGGCCGATCAGGTCATGCCGCACGGCGATGACACGGTGGCCTGCAAGTGCCACATCGGCCATGCCGTGCAGCGCGCCGTGGATGGCATCGTGAATTTGCTGCACCTGGCCGATGGTGGCGGCCAGGGGGTTGATTTGCAGGCGCAGGCCGGCGTAGCCGCCGGTGAGGTAGTCGCTGGGCACCACGTCGACCACGGTGTAGACCAGGGCGGGCAGCGCGGTGCCGGCGGGCAGTTGCTTGAGGGCGCGGCGCGCGCCCACCAGCGCGGTGATGGCGGGCTGATTGAGCAGCGCGGCGGCGAGGGGGCGACTCACAGGGCGCCCTCCTTGCTCAGACGTTTGCGCACGCTGTCGGCGAAGGCGTCAACCGCCGCGTCGGAGCCCGAGTCGAAGGCGGGGCGCATGAAGGGCTGGGCCTGGGCGCCGGGGTGCTCCACAGCTTCGCGTGCGAGCCCGAGGAAGGCCAGCGCCTTGCCTTTGGCCGGCTTGATCATGTGGGCGGCGGTGCCGAACTCGACCATGTGGGCATAGTAGGCTTCGGCGTTGCCGGCAACGATGGTGGCCTTGATGCGATACCGGCCTTTGCGGGCAGAAGTCTTCACGCGGATGGACTTGCGCAGGGCGCCGGATTTGACGGGCACTTTGGCCTGGGCGGCTTTCTTGAACTCGTTGGCGCCGGCGCGCAGGGCGTTGCGCAGCACCTTTTTTTCAAGCTCTTCGGGCAGGCTCTGCAGCACCTTGTGCAACTCGGCCAGGCCCTTGACTTGCAGCTCAGCCATTGACCTTCTCCACACAGTCAAACACCAGCCAGCGGCCGGCTTCGTCGGGGTTGCGGGGCAGGCCGACGATGCCGAAGGTGCGGGAGCCGTACACGATGCGCCACGATCCGATTGCTGCGGCCAGTGCCGTGCTGTGACGCACCGTGATGACGTGCGTCTGACCGCTTTGCATTTGCGCGGCGGCCAGTCGCTCACTGCTGCCCATGGGGCGGATAGCGGCCCACACCGTGGCGACATCATCGAAGCTTCCGGGCACTGGCTGGCCGTAGTCATCAACGGCGTTTCCGGGCTTTTGCAGCGTGATGCGCTTGGTGAGGGTGCCGGCTTGCATCAGTACACCTTGAACCGGTCAAGCAGCGAATCAGCGAAGCGGTCAGACAGCGCGGCCACTGACACACCGGTCTGCACGCTCTCGCGATTCGCGTACAGCGTCCCGATGGTCAGCAGCAGCCATGCCTTGATGCCGTAGGGCACGGCGTCTTGCTGGGCGGCTTCATTGCCTGCGCTGTAGCCTGCGGTGTAGTTGATCCACACCGAACCCGATCCACCGCGCACGGTGGGCCATGTTTGGCCTGGCACCAGACAAACCTTGTCGCCCGCCAACTCATAGACCGAACTCGCCAGCGTCTGCGTGGCGCCGTCTGCGTCCTTGTACTGCACCGACTGCACGGCCTGCACCTGGGGCCATGGCAGCGCGATTTCGTCGGCGAAGTCGTCAATCGTCAGCTTCCACTCCTGGGCCATGAGGCTACGGCCGGTGATCTGCTGGCAGGTGTCCACGGCTGCGCCGATGAACGCCGCGATCAGCGCATCCTCGTCCGTGCCGTCAACGCGCTGGTGCAACTTCACCTCTGAGAGCGTCAACGGCAGGTAGGCCGGTGGGGTGGTTTGGGTGACGATCATGGTGTCCTTGTGATCTGCAAAGCGCCCTCCGAGGAAGGCGCTTCACGCATCAGACGGCGCCAGACAGGGCCAGGTGGCCCTTGACGATCACCGCGCCAGCGGCAATCGAGGTGCCGTCAACGTACACGCCACGATCCAGCGCCTTGATGGCCGCTTGCTCGGCGGCGTTGATGTAGAGGCCAATCAGGGCGTCTTCATCGGTGCCATCTACACGCAGGTGCAGCTTGGCCTCGGCCAACGTGACGAAGCTCATTTGTTCTCCGGCGCGGCCTTGTGGGCCTTGTTGCTGGCTGGCTTGGATGCCTTTTCTTTTGGCGCTCCATCCGTCGCCCAGCCCTCGGCCATGGCAACCGCGATCATTTCCTGATCGTTGGCATCGACCTCCTGCCCGGTCACGTAGTCCGCGCGTCGGCAGCCGCCGTGCCAGTAGGTGAAGTCTTTGATGATGGTGAGTTTCATGTGAGCGCCAAAAGAAAAGGCCCCGAAGGGCCTGGGTTTTAGGACGCTGCGATCTTGAGCAGCTTAATTGCCTGTGTGTTGCGCAGCTTGCCGCCCACGCGCTTGCGCACGTAGAACTTCACGAAACCGGGAGTGGTGATTTCGTCGCGCGTGATGCGCATGCCCACGCGGTCGGCGATCAGGTAGCCTTCCTTGAAGTCGCCAAAGGCCAGCGAGAACGCGCCAGCACCGACAGCGGGCATATCTTCCGCTTCGGTGATGCCGTAGCCCATGAAGGTCGCAGGCTGACCAGCAGTCAAGGCGGGTTGCCACAGGTACTGGTTTGTCGTGTCCTTGTACTTGCGCAGCGCGGCCAAAACCAGCTTCGAAGTAACCCACTGGGCGTTGTTGCGGTAGCGGGCGCGCAGCGAGTACACAAGGTCATAGAACACATCGGCACTGGTGGGCAGTGCGGCGGCTTGGCCGGACGCGATGTACTGCAGCGTGCCGAATGCGCGGCTGGAATCAGCGGTTGTGACGGGGGTTGGGCCAGCCAGGAACCCGGTGGGTTTCTTGGTGCCGTCTCCGCTGATGAACGCTGTGCCTTCACCTTGCGCGATGGCTTCGGCGGCAGAGCTGACCAGCCAGTTCTCGACGTCGAAGAACAGGTCGTCCAGCGACTCTTCCGACGCCTGGGGCTTTGCAGATGCCATGCCGAACGTGGGCGCCACTTCTGCCAGGTTCGGCGTGTTGGTCTGGCTGCGGGTGTCGGTTTCACCCACCCACTCAAAACCAGCGCCGTTGATGTCGAACAGCTCCTTGTAGTCAGGACTGCCAACAGTGCGCACAGTGGCGATCTGGCGGATTGGGGAAATGTCCACCGAGAGGCGGGCGATCTGGCGCTCGATGATCTCAGGCAGCGCAAACCCACCAGCGGAGCCGGTAGAGGTGACGGTCTGCGTGGCGCGGGTTTCGCGGCCATCACGGTTCTTGGCTTCCAGCTGTTTCGCTGCGGCGGCAGTCTTTTGCTGGCGCTCATGGTCGTTGGGCGCGCGCATCCAATCGAGGAAGGCGTGACGGTATTCAGCCGCTTCCTTGCTCTCGCCTTCTTGACGGCCACCGTCCATCACGCCGGGACGCGACAGCTTGGTTTCCATCTTTTCCATCTTGGACTTGACCTCGTTCAGGCCGTCGATGTATTCATCGATCTTGGCGAGCTTGGCGTCCAGGGCTTCGGTCGATGCGCCGGACTTCACCGCCTCAATGCGGGCGTCGTTGGTCTTCTTGTACTCATCGAAGGCCGTAGCGATCTTGTCAAGGGCCTCGGCCACAGATTTGATGCTGGGCTCGTCGCGCTTTTCATAGGCGCCGACAGATCGGGCTTTGGCCGTGAATGCGGCCATGTGTGCGGCCATCACGGCCAGGAGGGTGTTTGCTTTACGCATGGTGGTTCTTTCTTAGGATGTGAGGGAACGGAGCAGCCGGTCGGCTGCCTTCATTGCCACGGCGGTCGAATTCGCAGAATCACTCCGCACTTCTCCCATCCGCATGACGCGCGACACAAACGCCGTTGCGTCGGACTTGCTGAACCCGGCATCACGCAGGACTTTTTCAGCATCTTTGGGAGCCTGCAGCTCATCTGCAGACTTCACATTCGTTACCCGCGCCTTTTCGTTGGCGGGGAAAGTGACAAGCGAGACTTCCCACAGGTCAATGGCCGTGAGGGTGCGCACTTCGGTGTCGCGGTCGTAGGCCCATTCTTTGGACATGAACCCGATTGAGAGGCCATTCAGCGCGCCCATCTTGAGCAGCGCGTGCGCTTCTTTGCCCTTGACGGTTTCCATGGCGAGCTGACCCTTGATGCGCAGGCCATTTTCGTCTTCGACCATCTCCGTCCAGACGCCGATTGGCTTGTCGGCATCGTGTTGCCAGAGCATGGCGGGCATGGTGCCAGCCGCCTTGTGGTCTTTCAGGGATTGGACGAAGGCGCCCTTTGCTATCACGTCGTCGTAGTTGTCACGCACGCCAAAAACGGAGCCGTAGCCTTCAATGGTGCCATCGTCGCCTGCGGCCTTGATCTGCAGAGCGAAGGAGCGCACTTCGCGCCCACCGCCTGCGTCCTTGCGCTCAGGGCGTTGCTGGGTCTTGTTTTGCATTGGTGCTTCCTTCATCGGCTGTGCCGCTGCTCATGTTCAACGGCTTGAGGTATTCATCGCCGCCAGGACGTGGGTCCCATCCTTCTTCGTCGCGGTATTCGTTGGGGCTCATCAGGCCCATTTCGACCATGGTGCGGGCGTAAACAGCGCGATCCTTGATAGACCCGGCTCGCATGTAGCGGGTGTCAAACTCGCCGAACAGCGGCCCAGCGCCGTCCAATAGCATTTCGTCAATGCGCTGCGTCCACGCGCGGTGCCACGGCGCCAGGCAGTGGATCAGGTGGGCCGCAAAGAACGCCTCGGAGCTGGCAAAGGTGCTGGTCTTGTCGGAGTGCCCAACCATGATCGGGAACACCCCATAACCGCGGCAGATTTCCTCAATCTGCAGGCGCCGGGTCTCAACATGCTGCGCGTCCACGCCAGTTTGCGTCGTGGGTTGCCATTTCGCACTGCGATCCAGTACCAACGGAGCGCCAGCGCCTTCGGGGCCTGTCTTTTCCCGCAGCCATGCGGTAAGGCGCTTGTGCTGTTCTTCGTTCAAGTTGCCATCAACGCTGTAGGTGCCGCTTGGGCGCAGTCCGTTGGCGTGCATCGCTGCTTGGCTCTTTTCAGTGGCGATGGCAAGGCCGATGGCAGAGCGCGCAAGCTGCACCGCATTCATGCTACCCACCCAATCCCACTGCACGCCGTTCAGGACGAATACATCCTCGGGCGAAAACTCGCCAATCATGCCGAACTCATCCCAGCAGCGGTAACGCACCTCGTAGCGCGAAACCTTGCGTACATCCCAGTTGCCAGGCATGACCGGGATCAGTTCACGCACTCGCCGGTTGTCGCCACGCACCTTGATGGACAAACCGGCCCCAGTCAGGGCCGCGTGAATAGTCATCTGCCTTCGCCACTCAAATGACGTTTGCCACTCGTTCGGGCGTCGGGCCAGCAAGCGGTATTCCGGGATGTTGGTAGCCTTCTGGCGCGTGCCGTCAGCCAGTTCGCGGAACACATGCAAATCAGGCGTAGCGCATCCATCTGCTATCACCTTCACGCACGCCAATACGGTCGAGACTTGCAGCGCGGTCTTGTCCGTCACGACAACCCCGGCGACAGAGCCGCCGCCCACGCCGTCGATCAGACTAGCCACCTGATCGTAAGTGAGCTGGGCGGCTTTACGCCCAAAGAGTCGGTCAAAGAGTTTCAAGCGGTCTCCCAGAATGACTTCTCTGTAGAGATAGTTGTGTTGATCAGGCCAGCGGCCATGACTGCGGCGACAGCCAAGTCAATGCGCCCCGTCGCTTTTTCCTTGGACAGCTTGCGGTTCTCCGCGCCGTCCTGCTCAATGACTGCGTTGCTCATGCACCAGTCCAGCACCTTGTGGCCTGGGTGTGCAATCTCGCCGTTCAGCAACATGCGCTCGAATGTTTCCAGCGCTGGGCTGAAATCTTTGTAACCCTGCCCTACCGGCTTCATTTCGGGCAGGCTGATGCCGTCATCGGCGGCCATTGCCATGAGGTCTTCAATGCGCCAGCGGTCATACCCGACGGCGATGATCTCTAAGAAGTCGCACATGGCCGACAACTTCTGCAGGATCACCCGCTTGCTGATGGCCCGGCCTGGCGTCGTGTCGAGATACCCTTCGGCCCGCCACTGGATGTAGGGCACGCGGTCGGTGTCGGCCTTGCGCTGCAGTTCCACGTCAGGCAACCAGGCAAACGGCACCAGCAGCCACGGTTCGCCCGCCTCGATGGGTTCCACCAGGAACACCATGCCCGTCAAGTCGGTGGTGCTGGATAAGTCCAGCCCGGCCACGGC